ACAACACAGAGCATCACTCCAATTAAAACCCACCAGATAAGTTTTGCAGTTGCCACATCAGCCACCCAAAGATCAATGAAATAAACCCAACAGCAACCAACCCACTTATCATCTCAATCTGGCGAATTTCCCTTTGTTCTTGTCTCCAACGCTCTATCCTTGCCCTTCGGATCATCTCCGACCTCGCCCACTCTTGCTCTTGCTCAATTTTTGCATACATCTTCAAGAATCTGCCATACAAGTCCTTCAACTCAGGGGGCGCATACACCATCGCCTCCCTAACTTGCTCCATAAGTTTCTCAAGTTGCAACTCAATTAGAGTCCTCTCAATTGCTTTCTTGCTACTATTTTGGTCAGGATCATAGACATTCTTTGATTCTTCTTCTAATGACCGATAGTAATTGTTGATTTGCTGTTGTGTATCGAATAAAAGACCAAGTTTCTCACCAATGTCCTTAATGAGTAAGAGTTCCATTTCCTCATAAGACTGTTGCTTCTTGGCGGCGACCTTCGCTTTCGCCAGAGGCTTGGTGGCTTCTTCTGTTGGCTTGGACTTGGGCTTTCCGCTAAGTAGGCCAATGAGCCATTGCCAAATGCCCTTGATTGCCTTGACATCTGCAAGTACGCCTTCAACTGTCTTCTTAGCACCTTCAAGTTCCATTCGCCCCTCATGGAGCATTGCACAGCCTTGCTTAATAAAGCCAACTGCACCTTGCGCCAACATGAGGAGAGAAAAAGGATCAATGGGTTACTCCTAGTCTCGTCTTACGCCAAATAATCCTTGTGGGGCTAATTGACCACCAATAACGCCAGAATAATCTGTCAGTGGCTGTCCCATTTGACGAACTAACTCAGGTCTTTGACGCAATAAAGCATCTGCCGCCTTGATACCCATAGGGGAATACAAACCAGTTGCTCCAACAGCCAATGGAACGCCCACATAAGGGTTTGAGAATGTAGCCATTCCACCAAGTGTTCCAATTGCCAAACGACCTTCTAGGGTTGTCTTTGCATCTTCACCAATAGTTTTAAGTGCCGCCTCAGATAAGTCTTGTCCACGGGCAGTTCCTTTGGCAAAGGCAGACTTTTGACGGGTTAAGTCAGATTGTTTAACAGCAAGACTGTATTGCTTTGGAGTAAACACACCATTCTCAGCACCAGTATTGGCGGCGGCTCTTTCCATCAACTTCAAGTCGCCATAAGCACTATCAATCCTACGTAATTGAGGCGTATATCTTTGATTTTGTTGATATAACTCAGTCTTAAAGGTATTTAAAACGCCTTGCAATGCCTCACCAACATTTCTATCAGCCGCAGATTGGCTATTCTTGTACTTAGAAACTTCTTTAGCCAAGTCAGACTCAATAGACTTGTACTCAGCACCAGTTAGTTTTTTGCCACTAAATTTGTTTAAAGCAACAGAGTTAAGGATATTGGTTGCTTCCTCACGCTGAACAGCAGAAGGTAAGTTAGCCTTGTTTAAGGCATCCAAAATACCACTTGTAGTTTTGAAATCTAAGTCAAACTTTATTTTTCCAAGAACTTCATCGTATTTGTTGGACACTTGATCTGCCGCATAACGCACAGCATCACGACCAATTACATTTTCAGGAAGTTTGTCATTGACCTTATCTAGTGCCTTATTGATCACGCCCTTGTTGAAATCAAACAAAACCTTTTCTCTAGCACTACGAATTTGCTCACCAATCAAAGGTAAGTTCTGTGCAAAGTCTTCTGCCTTCTTAAATGCACCACCAAGAGTTTGTCCAGGCGTAGGAGTTATTCCTAATTCACGCATGGTTTGCTCTGCCTTGGATGCCAATGGGTTCATTACCTTACCCAATAAACCTGATACTGCTTCTCCAGCCTTTCCGCTAACAGCCCCTAAACCAACTTGAGTAGCCTTTTCTTCAGCAAAACCTGTTGGCTCATTAACTGGTTGCATTGCTCCTTGAACTGCACCTGCGGCGGCGGCTTGCATACCTGCACCAGCACCCAATGCTCTAGCACCTTGAGCCGCACGTATTCCACCAACAATGTTGGCAGGGCTAACTATATTTCCTGTAATACGGCCTATATCCATGCCTGTATCACCTTGCGCCGCTCTTTGCTTTTGGTATGCCTGTTCTTCAGCAGAAACCATCTGACTGACTTTTTCAGCCTCAGAGCCAAAGAATCTACTTAAAGGATTAGGAGCATAACCACCCGCAGAAGTGACAAACTCAAGGCCTCTTGGCAAGAGTTGTGCGCCACCGCTAATTGGGTCTTTTATGCCCATCAGTAAACCGCTTGAAGGTGGGGCAACAGCAGGAGTCGCAGGTTTACCACCACTCAATGCGGCAGTAATCTGTGCTGATGACATTCCATCAGGAAACTCAATTACATCATTACCAACTTGAATGTACTGTGGCATTATTTGATCTCCTCAAGTTGCATGGTTTGTGGATTCCAACGTTTTGTTGCTACGGGAGTTGTAGGTATTGGCGCATTTGGAGCATTTTGCATAGATGTACCAACTCTTGAACGAGCCGCTTCTAAATCACGCTTAATCTTTCCAACTTGTGCATCAAACTCAGATTGCTTCATAGATTGAGACAAAGCACCAACTGCCGCAGTAAGTTTCTTACCTTCAGCATCAGACAAAGCACCCATGCCTTTAAGAGCCTGAACTTGTGGCAAGAATGTTTGAGCCTTGAATGTTTCCAATTGAGCCGCAAAACCTGCCGCATCTGTGCCTGGGATCATTGAAAGTTGTGCGCCACCAAATCCGACAGCCGCCTTCTTGCCAGGATGCTTAGAGATAGTGTCCAAAGTATCAATAGCACTATCAAATGACGATACAACTCCAAGTTTTTGCAGTTCAGCCGCTTTTTTCTTTTCATCAGCCGCTTCTCTACGAATGTCTAATGACTGTTGTTGGAAGCCTTGTGTAATTGCAGATAACTCTTTTCTTGCCTCAACTTGCATTTGAGCAATTTCTTTAGCAGTAGCATTACGATCTTTAGCCGCTTGAATATTTGCATCAATACGTTCTCTTGCCATTTGTAAAGCATTATCACGTTGTGCCGCACGATCAGAAGATGATTGTAGTGCCGCCAACACTCTATCAGGACTACCATATTTAGTAACAACGCCAAGAACTTGCTCTTGAGTAGCGTTAGCACCAAGTTTTGATAACTCATCACGCAACTTAGCCTCTTGTTGTGCAGAAAATACTTCTTTTTGGTATTTAGCACCAGTTAATTGAGACTCAAGTTGTTGTTGGCCTAATGCAACTGCTTGTTGATTCAAAGCCATTGCACCTTGAATATCTCCTGCTTGAGATAGTTTTTGAGATGCACTTTGCAAAGAACCTGCATTACCCAAATCAACTTCACGCAATATAGCATTTCGTGCGCTGATTATTTGTAACTGTGGGTCTTGTGCGCCCAATGCTCCAGCCAACTGCCTACCACCATAGATAAGGCTAGTACGAGCAGATGCAAAAGGATCGAGTTGTCCTAGTTCTGCTGACTGGGCTAATGCCTGTTGATTTTGTTGCGCCTGATACGACTGAGGAGTCACGCCAAACAAACCACCTACTATATCTGTTGCCATCTGGTTCTCCTTAAAGATTAGCGTAGCCTAATGGTATTTGACCACCGCCATACACGTCTGTATATGTTGGTGCAAGCATTCCTGAACTTGTTATTCCACCCCCTGCTCCGCCATAGTTTTGCAATGTATTCCCACCAATTTGTTGAGCAAGATACGGGTTTGATCCAATACCTTGTAAAACATTAGCCAATGGGTTGAAAGCATTACCTGCTTGTGCCGTTCTTGCGGCTCCCATTCCACCAGTTAGCAATGCTTGTCCAACATTAGCCCCTGCCGTAGCAGATCGACCAGCCAGTGCCGCACTAATATCCAATGGAGATTGACCCATTTGCTCAATAGTTCCACCCAATCCCAATGAGGTTTGGAATGGTGACAATGCACCAACTTGACCAGCCTGATATTGACCAAGCAATTGTGATCCACTGCCAAACAATCCAGCACCAAATGCAGTTTGTTGTTGACCAGCCGCTTGAGCCTGTGCCGCCAACTGTGCATCTTGTTGTGCCATAGCGTTGTAATAGGCTTCTAACTCAGGATTACTTGCGCCTAAACCTTGTGAGCCACTTGGACGCAATCCTGTTGCACCTACTGATAAACCACCACGACCTGTTTGGAAGAGTTGATTTTGCAATTGTGCATACTGTCTTTCACGACTAGGAGCAAGCAAGTTCTGTTGCTGTTCCATATACTTCTGAGCCGCCTCTTGAGGAGACTGAGATAAATATTGACTACCAAGGTTAAACAATCCACCAGCCGCACTCTGTAATGGCGCATATTGTTGTTGAGCCATCAATCCTTGCTGTAACTGCTGTCCAGTTAACGCTTGTAGTTGGTCTTGATAGGCTCGTAACTCTGGAGATACGTTGTATCCCGCACCAATTAGATTACCTTGATCATCAGTTTGGAAATTGCTTGATCCATAACGAGTTGTTATTCCAACTGGTCTGAACCTAGCCGCATCAGCCGCTATTCGTGCAGATTCCAGTTGTGCGGCGGCAGAGGTATTTGCGGCACTTTTAGCCGCATTTCCCTGTATTACTCCACCGACTATGCTTGCTCCTGCGGCCCATGCTGCTGGCATATTATTTCCCCTTAATTAAAACTTCATCCACTTTAGACGAATCTTTTTCGTCAGTAGCATGGATGCAATACCAAACACAATCTGTAATAGCCTTAACTCCATGAGTAAGACCTGCTTTTATTTCAATACACGCTGGTGCATCAACAATATCAATCTCTTCGCCACGCAACACAGCAACTTTACCTTTTGCCAAAATAGACAAATGACTGTAATTATGGGTATGCTTTAGAATAGCCTCACCCGCATTAAATGCCATTTCTTTGGCATACAGTCCATCAGTAAAGTGATGTGCAATCATGCTGTGCGCTTCCACATATAGACAGTTATGTATGGCTGATAGTTAGCATTTGTGCCACTAGAGCCAGCAGATGCAACTGTTGTTGTAGATGTAATATTTGCTGTACTAGATTGCGTTGCGCTTACTGTTCCACCAAAACTAAATGAATTTCCTTCTACTTTTCCTCCACCAGTTGTCCATGCGGCAGGAGAAATTGCGTGAGTATGTCCTGAATCCGTTGATGAAGTTGTAGCCGTATGGGTGTGGCTTACAGTAATAGCATCTGCGCTACCACCAGTTTCTTCTGCGCTGTCAAACAAGGCATTGCCAGAGTCAAAGCCAACAGGAACACGCCCTGCACCAAAGGCTGTCCAAGTACCAAAGCCAAGCAAAGTGCCTGCGTTTGTGCTTGATGTCGCATTTGTGTAGATAGAGCCAACAGGGTAAAGCAAAGCAATAGCCGCTTGCACAAACGCAGTTGTCGCCAGCAAAGTAGTGTTATTTCCAGCACTTTGAGTAACAGCAGTTGTGCCAGTAGGCAAAGAAGGAGAACCCGTAAAGGTAGGACTTGTTAAATCTGCCTTAGTAGCAATAGCCGTAGCAATGTTGTTGAACTCAGTGTCAATCTCAGTACCCTTGACAATCTTTAAAGCATTACCAGAAGATAGATTGTCTTTGGTAGCAAAGTTCGTGCTTTTGGTGTAATCACTCATGATAGTTTCCCTTGTTTAGCCTGTATCTCAATCTTCTGAATAGACAATGGTGTTCCATTTATGTCTGACTCATAACCAGTTTGAACAACTTTTCCAGCACCCGTTGCAGAAACAACAAGCGTTTGCAAAGCCACACCATCGCTGTACTCAGCAATAGTCGTAGCATTAGCGCCATACTCAGCAATCCCGTAATAAGACTCGCCCTGAGTAGGAATTGTGCTGTTGTCTGACAAATAATTGGTCTTAAAGTCAAAGCCCCACTTAAATGTCACAATCTGGTTGCTTCCACCAATAACCACAATAGACAACTTCTTCAAGACAGATGTTTGATTCTGATTACCTAAATCAGCATGGTTTGTGTAATACAACATCCTATAAGAAGATGTGTAATCTTGATAAGTGCTATACAAGCCAATATAGCCATTCTTACCAATGTAGAGACTTCCATCTCTGCGAGACAAGAGTGCTGTTGGCTGAATAGAATCCCAAGTTGTCACCCTAGATGCGCCATTTTGCAATATGCCTTTTGTATCAAAGCAATACACAGCACCAATGCTAGGCGTAGTCAACAAGTAAAACGCTTCACGCTCAGAATAGACAGACTTAATGTTGGCTAATGTCTCACCAGCAATAACGCTAGTTAAGTCATTACGAATATTTTTAGATAAGTCCCTCTCAGGCGCAGACTTCTCTTGAATAGTTCTCATCAATGAACGAACACCAGAGTTAGATAAAAACAACACATCTGTGCTTGTTGTCTGAATACTGTCTCTAGCAATGCAACCAATTCCCTCAACTGTGTCGCTCAAGGTCATCGTAGAAGGGCTAGTCGCTCCTGAGTAAACCAAGATTTGACGCATACCAAAGATGAACAAGAAGCCGTTATGAGCCGCCAAACCAGTAATCTGGTCAGCGCCATTCACCCATACATTGTTGACATTCAAAGAACCAGCAGTTCCTGTTGACCACACATGACCTGCAATCAAGTCACTAAAGTAAACAGTAGAATTGTTAGAAGTGGTGTTAGCCGCCCACAAACGACCAAACGCTGATATACAAATATTTGCATCAGGAACAGTAGCCGCATAACCAGTTTTCTCAGAAACTCGTCTATAAGTAGTTGTACTTACGGCAGGGTCATATATCAATGGGTTATAACCAGACTGGAAAAAGTAGGTTATTCCATTTAAAGAAGCACATTGCCAATTGCTTGCTGTGATAGTTGGGGCAGTACCCCCACCCCCGTAGGTCAGTTCTGTAACAACATTGGATGCACCCAACTTGAATAACTTATTGTTTCCAGCAAATAAAACAGTCAAAGTGCCATCAGCCTGAACTAACTCATGGATAACCTTGACATCATTAGCACCTAAGTTGCCACTAGAAGAGTTAACCCTTGACCAGCCTTTACGTGCGCCAATGCGTCCATATTGGTCAATGATGCAGTTTGTTGCAACTAAAGCATAGCCTTGGCCTAAGTCCAAAGGAGAATCTTGGGTGTTTAACCCGTAAAAGCCTGGTGCGCTTATGCTAGAGACTTGGATTGCTTGGCTCATACCGCTACAAATCCTTGGTTCTCAGGATAACGTGTGCCTTCCAATGCTATGTGGTCAGACAACATTGTTTTGTATAGCGCATAAGCCTCAGAGGAAGATAGTCCACCATCCTCACCACGCTCCACTAAAGCCCTTGCATAGGCGTTTTGAGCCACTAAAACATCAGGTACTTTGACCACAGTACCATCAGCACTCAAAGTGGCTTGTGGGACTGTTAAAGAGAATGGGATGCTATACACGCCATCAGGACGAGGATAGAGAGTTACCTTTGTATCACCATTACTATCTACGCCATCAAAGGCATAGTAAGAAGGGATAGCACTTATAGGGGTAGAGAAGTTCTGAAAACGATTCATACTAGCAAAGTCGATATTCTTCATACCAAGATTGCTTGTTGCATTTATCACATCTTGAACTTGGAACTTCTGACCAGAACCAGTTAAAGAGTAGGAATATGTGCCAGAAGTAGTAGACAGGGTAATTGTTGTGCCAAGGACATTCCAAGAAAAAGCATCTTCTACTTGACGCTTTGCATCATTGACAAACTTACCAATTAAAGTGGAATACGAGGTTTCGCTGTTCGTAGAGACAGTAGTCTCACGTAACCGAATCAGTACATCGTTAATTAACTCTAGATAGGTCATCTGCTTGCCTTTGCCTTATTCCTTGCGGAAATTGACTTGGCTTTTGCCTTTGCGTCAGCCTTTGAGGATGCACCCCATGCTTTAAGCGAAAGAAGCAGTCTAGTTGGTTCACCTTTCTTGTCGTACTCAGGGCCATCATTGCCACTCATACGAGCCAAGAAACTTGCTCTGCGAGGATTATCCCCCGACTTTACTGGTGCTTTCAGATTACCACCAGTTTCCGCATTATAAGATGCTCTGCCCTTGGAGTTCAACCCCCCTTTAGCATTTTTACCTTCGGAGCGTTGCCAAGCGGGAGTTTTCATCACTTCACCTTTTTTGGTTTCTTTGCGGTTTTAGCAGACTCAATAAACGCTTTGGCAGTTGGCGCACCTTTGCTACCAACTTTCCGCATACGTTCACCAGAGCCAGCCTTAATTCTTGCTTGTTTGGCATTGATATTGGCATATAGTCCTTGCTTCATTTCTTCTTCGCCTTACCAGCCTCTGATAGGGCAATTGCTATGGCTTGTTTCTGAGACTTGACAACCTTGCCACCCTTGCCTGAGTGCAGATCACCTGCTTTGTACTCACGCATGACTTTGCTAATCTTTGTTTGTGCTTTAGTCTTTTTCATACTAACTCCGTTACTGAAACTGTTGAAGAAGTTACAGTAGCATCTTTAATAAACGCAATCTTTTGGCCTGGGCTTACCTTAATAATCTCAATAGAGTTATTTGGCATCATTGGTGAAGTTGTCACGTTTGCAGTTGGGGCTGTACCAATTTGGTAGTGGCAGTGTCCCAAAGAGCCAGCAATACGAATCATCGTAGTATTAGCACCAAAAGCAGTAGAAGCAACACTTGAGTTGGTCACTGAAAAAACTTGGGTTGTGCCAATAGCCGCAACACCATAGGCAACTTGATTAGGGTCTAATTGAAATGTTGACATTATTTGCCTCTCCCTGATTTCTTCATCATGTTAGTTGCGGTGCGCTGTCCACGCATAGGCATACCTTTTGGCTTGCCAACAGCAACCATAATGGTCACAGGAAGACCCTTTTTCTTGCCATATTCTTTTGCTTCTTTTTCGCCTTTTTCAGAGTAGGCAAACTTCTTTTTTCCAACCATCGGCATAGGATTTCCCCTTATTTAAGTAACTTACCAGCAACAAATGTAATTACGCCACCCGCCATAGAAGCGATGGTCATGCCCATCCAAAAGCCACCTTTAGACTTGTTTGCCAACTCAAGGAGTGACTTAACATCATTAGCCAATTGGTGAACTTCCACTTGCAGAGCCTCAACTTGGGCTTCTATTCTGCCAAAATCTCTAGCATCAATATCACTCATAACAATTGTTCCTTACGGGGTCTACCCATAGGTTTCTTCAAAGTTAGCGTCTGCCTTGTTCCATCAATCTTCTCAACTTCCACGACAGCAGAAGTATCAACCTCTGTGTATTCTGGGTGTTTACGCATCTCAGCAATGTCGTAGTCTTGCCTAAACTCGACAACATTACCTGATTGATTGCATCTGAACAAAGCCATATAAATCCTTAATGAAGAAAGGGGGGACAAGCCCCCCGATCTTTAAACCATACGGACAATAATAATGTCCATAGTGGCTGATGCCAAGTCTGCGGTAGAACCTGATTCGTTTTGGATACGGAATTTGACAGTATTGGCGGCTGAGACATAACCCGTCACAGTCAAACCAACCAAATCCACAGCCAAAGATGCACAAAGAACCATGTCGCCCAAGGCAACGCCTGGAACTGTTACATCATCTGTTTCACCAGCACCATCGACTAATGAGCCAGCATTTAAAGTACAAGTAACTGACCAAGTATCAGAGAATAAACCCCGAAAACTGTCATTACCTCTACGAGTCACAACTGCACTTGCTGTTGCCATAATAATTTCTCCTAATTAGTTTAAAAAAGTCCCCCCACCACTAGGGCAGGGGGCGCAACTGCAATTAGGCTGGCACTGCTAATGCAAACATTGCTGAAGACTTAGCGGCTCCAACAGTGGCGGCATTACGCAAGGCGGCAACACCATACAGTGTGTCAGAAGTGAACAATGTAGCAAGGTATTCTTGCTTGTATTGAACTTGTGAACGGATGCCAACTTGCTCAACCAGAACCATAGCGTCCTTGTGACCCATCAAGCAAACACGGGCGGCTCCTGAACCAGAAGTCGTATCAGCGTTGCTAGAAGTGAACACAGGGATACCATACAAGTTACCGATTTCACCAGTGCGGATAGCGTTGCCATTACCCACAAAAGCCTGCTCTGTATAACGGGCAAGACCCATCAATGTGTTACGGCTTGAGGGAGGAATGAGGAAGAAACGATTGTCCATAGGAGTATCGTTGTCATCCAAACGCTGAATAGTGCGGCGAATTGACGCATCAGTCAAAGCAGACTCGTTGTTGTTTGCGGCAACATACGCTGTCGTGCCATCACCACCAATGTAGGCGGCGGCATAAGCGGCGGCTCCTGCTGTACCACCATTTGCAGAGCGACCCAACTGAACTAAGTCTGTATCAACTTGTCGAGCCAAGGCATAGCCTGCGTCTGATGTATAGAAGTTACGCATAGAGTTCAAGGCTTGTGCCTCGACAATATCTTCGATCAAGCGGCTATATTCATAGTGCTTGTTGATAGATATTGTTACTTCTGACTCA